GAGATCTACACCGGCGACGAGGTGATCTACTACGATATGAACAACGAGGAGACTCGCCGCGGCATCGTTCGATACGATGAAGAAACAGCGGCTTTCTACGTTGGCGGCATCCTTCAAATCCCCGTGTACTTTGAGCCCCATTTCGAATACAAACTAAATTCCAAACAATAACAGCAACAGAATACGAACAACAAGCCCACCGCACCATTGCCGGCCACGCGGCAGAGAACATTCCCTATCTTAGTTTTGGTTTGATAGCTGAGGCCGGTGAAGTGGCGGACAAGATCGCAAAGGCCGTGCGCCGCGGCGAAATCGAAATCAACAACAACGAGATTTTCTTTGTCTGCGGGAACTGTTTCCAATTCAGGGACAACATCGTGGATGAACTCGGCGACGTGCTTTGGTTCGTTGCAATGATGGCGCGCCGCCTCGGCGTTAGTCTCGAAGAGGTTATGCGCCGCAATCTCGACAAACTCGCCGACCGACAAAACCGCGGCGTGATTATCGGGGACGGCGATAAGAGATAACTCGAAGACGAATCACTCAAACATTAAAACTATGACAGTAGAAGAATTTCAACGACTATCCCTTAGAAGCTTCAAAGAGTCTGAGGAGTACAACTTTGTAAATCTTTCTTTTGGGCTTATCTCCGCCGCGGGTAATATCGCTCATGCCTTTTCCAATGCCGGTAAACACAACGATTTGTCATTTCGTGACAAAGACCTCCGTATCGCGCACTTAGAGTTCGGCCGTCCGGTGCTCCGCAATGTAACGTACAATCTCTGTGACGTGTTGATGACAACCTCTGTATTTGCGAGTTACCTCGGCTTTAACCTCGAAGACTTAATGGAATTCAGTCTCGATACACTCGCAGACCGCCAATCCATCGATGATCTCGGCAGAAAAGGATTCTTTCTGTAACTCCGCAGTTACAACGCAGCTACATAGAAATCACACAGAGGAGCCCCGCGAATGCGGCAAGTTCGTGTTCGCGGGGACACTCACAGTTACATCCCGATTACATGAAACAATACATCGACCTACTCGACCACATCGTCAAGAACGGCGTGCACAAAGACGACCGAACGGGAACGGGAACGCGCTCCGTGTTCGGCTATCAAATGCGATTCAATCTCGCCAACGGATTCCCATTGCTCACCACAAAGAAGCTACATTTCAAAAGCATTGTCTACGAGTTGCTGTGGTTCCTTCGCGGAGACACGAACATCAACTATCTAAACGAGCACGGCGTGCACATTTGGGACGAGTGGGCGGACAAAAATGGCGATCTCGGCGAAATTTACGGCTATCAGTGGCGCAAGTGGCCGACCGCAAACAACGGACACATAGACCAACTCGACCGCGTTGTGCGCGAAATCAAGACGAACCCCGACAGCCGCCGACTCGTAGTGAGCGCGTGGAATGTCGAAGCGCTCGACCGTATGGCGCTCCCTCCGTGCCATCTCCTTTTTCAGTTCTACGTATCGGAAGGCCGCCTCTCGTTGCAACTCTACCAGCGAAGTGCCGACGTGTTCCTCGGCTTGCCTTTCAACATTGCCTCCTACGCGCTCCTCACGCACATGGTGGCGCAGATTTGCGACCTCGAAGTCGGCGATCTCGTCGTTTCTCTCGGCGACGCGCATCTTTACGTCGACCACATCGAGCAGGCGAACTTACAGCGCCACCGCACACCGCGTTTTCGCCCCACGTTGCGACTCAACCCCGAAGTGCGCAGTTTGTACGACTTCCGCTACGAGGACATTACGCTCGAGGGCTACAATCCCCACCCACACATCAAGGCGAGAGTATCAGTTTAGCAAGCGTTTGCCCCTCATTTCGGGGGCAACGCTTTGCGCGTTTGTATACCAAATTGACGCTGAGTGTCACAGATGAAAGTTTTTTTGTATCTTTGTCGGAACACAACACAGAACTATGGAACTAACAGAAATGCCGTCGAAGACGACGACTGAGCCCCATAAATCACACAGAACCATAAACACGAAACTATGAGCTTACCCCAAGACCGCCGAAGACGGCAACTTAAAACCGCACGGCTCGACATCATAGCAGAACTATACAAACGAGGATACAGCCTGCGAAAAATAACAGAAGAGGTGAAACGACGACTCAACATTCCGAAGCTCGCCGTATCGACTACATACAACGACGTGCAGACGCTGCTCAAAGAGTGGAGAGAAAGCCGGATCGAAAACATCGACCAAGCACTGCAACTCGAACTCGAACGCATCGACGACACTACAGCCGAACTTTGGGAGCAGTGGGACAAGTCGAAAGGAGAAGCACAAAAGACCACCACACGAAGCGGACGAACCAATGGGAAAGGGAACGCAGGCATCGAAACCGACGCCGTATCCGAAAGCCGTACCAAAGTCGGAGGACTCGGAAACCCTGCCTACATCGCCGAAATTCGACAGCAGCTCATCGAACGACGAAAGCTCCTCGGCTTGTACGCCCCCGAAGCACGACAAGTCAAAGGCGAAGTCACCGTGCATCGTCCGCCCTGCGAGATGAGCACCGAGGAACTCGAAGCCGAACTCAAGGCCTTAAAACTAAAGTGATGAATGGGGTACGAAAGCTCCTACAAAGTTGAAAGTTCCTACAACGTAGTTAGGAACTACAAAGTCGATCAAGCCGAACATGCGGTAAGAGCCTATTATCTCGCACGGGAACTTAATCGGCGAAAGGCTGTGGTGTCTTTCCCCCATTTCCTCGACTACACCGACCCGAACTACTCGCGACAATGGTTTCATACGCTCATTGCCGAGAAATGTCAAGATCTCCTGCTCGGAAGACTCCCGACCGGCCGCCTTATGGTGTTTGTCGGCCCTCAGCACGGAAAATCGGAGATCGTATCGCGCAAGTTCCCGGCGTGGTCTTTGGGCTACAATCCGAGACTAAAAATCGTCGGCACGTCTTATGCGGCAAGCCTTGCACAAGGTTTTTCGCGTTCGATACAGCGCACGATCGACAGCCTCGAATACAAAGAGGTGTTCCCCGCCACGTTTCTCAATTCGCAGAACGTATCGACCGACGCAAAGCGCGGCTATCTGCGCAACATCGACATCTTCGAGACCGTCGGTTACGGGGGCTTTTATCGCGCCGTCGGTGTGGGCGGCGGTTTGACGGGTACGCCCGCCGATCTCGGCATCATCGACGACCCCGTGAAAGACGCGATCGAAGCCGCGTCGCAGACATATCGCGACCGCGTGTGGGAGTGGTACACCGACGTGTTCCTCACGCGTCTGCACAACAACTCGAAGCAGTGTCTGATTATGACGCGCTGGCACGAAGACGACCTCGCGGGGCGTTTGCTCCGCACCGAGCCCGAGAAGTGGACGGTGATTCGCATTCCCACCATTCGCGAAGATATGGACGACTCAGACGATCCTCGCGCCATCGGCGAGGCATTGTGGGAGGAGAGACACAGCGCCGTGCGTCTGCGCGAAGCTGAAAAACGCTCTCCACGCACTTTCGCCGCGCTCTATCAGCAGCGCCCCTCGGTCGAAGGCGGCAACATCATCAAGCGCGAATGGTTCGGCACGATCTCGCAAGCCGATTTTGCGCGTATCGCGAAGAAAACCGCCCCGGTGTTCTTCATCGATACGGCCTACACGGACAAGACGACGAACGACCCGACGGGCATTATCGCTACCTGCAAGGTGGGCAACGACCTCTATATCACCCACGGTCAAAAGGTGCACATGAAGTTTCCCGATCTCCTGCGCTTTATCCCCTCCTATGTGGAGACGCACGGCTACACGTCGCGAAGCACTATTCGCATCGAGCCGAAGGCAAACGGCCTTTCGGTCATCGATCAGTTGAAAGAGTCTACAGGTTTGAACGTGACGAAAACCCCGACCCCGAAGGAGAGCAAGGAAACGCGCTTAAACGCCGTTTCACCGATTGTGGAGTGCGGCCGCGTTATTCTCGTCGACGGCGTGTGGACGGAGGGCTTCATCGATGAGGTTTGCGGTTTTCCCTCGAAGCCGCACGACGAATATGTGGACGTGTTGTGCTACGCCATCGGGCATCACCTCGGCCACTCAAGCCGCGCAATGGACTGCGAGAGCATTGCACGCATGGTATACTAAAAACAGCATAGTTTTATATTGTGAAGCCCTCTTTCGTCGGGAGACGCGAGTGGGCAAAAGGCCGCGGAAAGCCGTGCACCGGCATTCGCTCGGAAGGGGCGACGCATCCCGAAGCGGTTCGATTCCGCTCGCGGCCGCGCATTTGATCAAAAACAAGGGACGTTTCGCTCAAAAGTTGGGGCGCTTCGTCCGAAAGTTCCCAAGATTTCAAACACAGAAACTATGGATATTCGCGAAATCCTCGAATCTTCGATGACAGAAGACGAAAAAATCGCCGCTCTGAGTGAAAAGCTGCTCAACATTCCGCCCTGGAGCGGCCCTCTCGGGCTGGCCAGTGCCTACGACCCGAACCTTCATCCCGTGGCCGACAAAAGGCTTTATCCCGACATCGTGACTGAACACGGCGTGCAGCCCGTTACGCGCATCACACTCGACTTCCAACGGCTCGCCGTTCGCCGTATGGCCGAATTGGTGTGCGGCATTCCCGTGAAACGTGTGTACAAGCCGACGAACGACAAGGAGAAGGAGGTGGCGGCGTTCATCGAATCGGTATACGAGCGCAACCGCATCGACTCTTTGAACATCGAACGCTGCAATCTCCTCTTTTCCTGCTGCGAGGTGCTCACGCTGTGGTATGCCATCGAAGATCCCAACACGGCCTACGGGGTGAAAAGCCCGATCAAACTGCGGGCAAAGAATTTCGCCCCCTCGCTGGGCGACCGGCTCTTCCCTTACTTCGACGAATACGGCGACATGGCGGCAATGAGCGTTTCTTTCACCCGAAGGAAGGGGCGCGAGAATGTGCAGTATTTCGAGACGTTCACGGCCGACCGACACATTCGCTGGAGCAACTCGTCGGGCGAATGGGCGGTGGAGAGCGACGAGCGCATCACCCTCGGCAAGATACCGGCCATCTATATGCACCGCCCCACGCCGATATGGGAGGACACGTCAAACACGATCTACGAAATCGAGTGGGCGCTGTCGCGCAACGGCAACTATCTGCGCAAGAACTCAAAACCGCTCTTCGGGGTGTTCTCCGACGAGATGATCGACTACGGGAAAGACGCGGACGGTCGTCGGGGGGCAAGCAGTGACGCGCTGGGCGTGCTGCAATTCCCGAAGGACAGCACGGCGCAATACATCACCTGGACGCAGCCGGTCGAAAATCTCAAGTTCTACATCGAGCAACTCCGCTCGCTCTTCTTCACCCAGTTGCAACTTCCCGATTGGAGCTACGAGAAGATCAGCCAACAGGCCATCTCGGGCGAGAGCCGCAAGCAAATGTTCATCGACGCGCATTTGAAGGTGAAAGACGAGAGCGGCCGTTTGCTTGAGTTCTTCGACCGCGAAATGAACGTGATTAAGGCCTTTGCCCGTGTGATTCTCGGTTCAGGCTATGCGGAGGCCGTCGATGCTTTGGCCGTCGAACATCTCATCACACCCTTTGCCATCACGGACGAAGCCGACACGATCAAGAACCTCGTGGCCGCCAACGGGGGCAAGGCGATCATCTCACAGCGCGAGAGCGTGGAACTCTACGGACACAGCAAGGACGTAGACCAGACGATGAAGGAAATCGCCGACGAGAACGCCGTCGACGTGTTCCACCCCGAATCGGGATTCTAACAACGAGAAACCATGCCGAAGAAACTAACGTACGAGCAAAAGCACCTCCGCAATCTCCTGCGGTTGGAAAAGCGTATCGACAAACTCTTTCAAGAAGCCGCCGCGCGTGTGGCGCACTTGTCGGAGAGCGTCGAGGGCTTTTCGGCCGACGACGTTTTCACGTTCGACAAATACCCCTACCTGCGTAACCGCGCCAACAAGCTGGTGGCGGAACTCAACAATGCCGTGGAGACTACGATCTTCGACGGCGTACGCTTGGAGTGGGATTTGGCGAACGAGAAAAACGATGCGCTCGCACGTTCAGTTCTCGGCTCGGCGGTGGAGCATCTCGACGGTACGACGCGCCGCCGATACTTCGCCACGAATGCCGGTGCGTGCGAAGCCTTTCTCGCGCGCCGCGAACGCGGAATGAATCTCTCGGAGCGTGTGTGGAACTTGTCGAAGCAGTTTAAGGAGGAAATGGAAATGGGGCTGGATCTCGGTTTGCGCGACGGCGTTTCGGCCGTTGAGATGAGCCGCACGCTCCGCCGCTATCTTCAGAACCCGACGGCGTTGTTTCGACGTGTGCGTGACGAGCACGGCATTCTGCACCTTTCGCAACGCGCGGCGGCCTATCATCCGGGGCGCGGTGTGTATCGTTCGGCCTACAAGAACGCGCGGCGTTTGACGGCGACGGAGGTAAACATCGCCTACCGCACGGCCGACCATCTGCGCATGCAAGATCTTGATTTCGTCGTCGGGGTGGAGATCCAGCTTTCGGAGAACCATACGTGCCTCGGCGCGGACGGCAAGCCGCATCGCTTTCACGACATTTGCGACGATCTGAAGGGGAAATATCCGAAGACGTTTAAGTTTACGGGCTGGCATCCGCATTGCCGTTGTTACGCCACGCCGATATTGAAGACGGAGGAGGAGTTCGACGCGGACACGCACCGCATTCTTCAAGGCGAAGAGCCTACGGAGGGGAGCGAGAACGCGGTGGACGAGTTGCCCGACGAGTTCAAAGCGTGGGCGAAGGAGAACGAACCTCGGCTCGAAGCGGCGAAAGCTCGCGGCACGCTCCCGTATTTCGTTCGCGACAACGAATCGCTGGTCGGCAGCGTGTTTGCGCCGAAGAAAAAGACGCTCCTCGAAATTGCCGAGGAGCGCCATGCGAAGCGTACGAAAGAAGAGGAGGACGCGATCCGCCAACGCTGGGCGGCGCGTGCGAAGGCGAAAGAGGAAGATGGCGATGGGCGTTTCTCCTCCGTGATTGAGTCTCTGAAGAAACGGGGAGTGGACTACAACGACGTGAAGCCACTTAAACAACAGCTGGAAGTCGATGAGATTATAGAAAGATTGGCGGGTGGTGACGAAACAAAAGGGTCTTGTTCCTCGCTCGCTCTTGCATTCGCCGGGAATAGAGCGGGATTTGACGTATTGGATTTCCGTGGGGGTGCAAGTTGTGAGTTCTTTTCGAAAGTACCCAACATTCGCAATATAATCAAAGCGGTAGATGGTATCGAAGTAAGAAATACCAATGACTACAAAGCGGCGAACGAGCTACTCTTGAAGATGACGGAAGGCAAAGAGTATTATTTCACATGCGGTAGACACGCCGCAATTCTGAGAAAGAAGGACGGGGTATATGAGTATCTCGAATTGCAATCTTCAGATCCGCGGGATAACGGATTCAAAAGACTTACGATTCATGGTCTGAAGACACGATTCAAGGCGCAGAAATCTCACACGTCGTATAAAACGAAATACGATGTCTCGAGTTTTCTGGTGGATGTTGAAAGTTTAGGCAAATCGCCGGGGTACAGAAAGCTCGTTGGCTATATCAATACGGCGAAGGACAAGCAGAAGAAGGGTCTATACGGGGGATTAAAATAGCGGTTACGCCCCGAAGAATTTTTTCCAATAGGGATTCTCTTTGTCGAAGACGGCCTTTTCTTCGGGTGAAAGCTTTTGCGGATAGTCGGAGAAGAGGTTGTATATTTTCTTCCGGTCGAACGAGAAAAGGTACTCCCCGATCTTGTCCACGGTGTCGACCCACCATACTTTATCTGATTTATTCTCTTTGTAAAAGTCGTATTTCATGGGGGAAATGCAATTTGAGTAAAAAAAGTAGTACGCAAATATACCCGTTTTTGACCGCATTTTATCATCTAACAGCGTTAAAAATGCTCCAAAACGAGGGGAACGCACCGAAAGCGTGCAAATACG